GGATGACACCTCAAGAGAGGAGTCATTATACGACTTTTAAGAAAGGCTTAGTTGCATTTCTTAGTAGTTTCGTATGTGAGCATCTTAACTTTTACTTTTCCGGGGCTGTTAGGCAATTAGCAGCCTTTTTTTCGTAAGTGCTACTCAAAGGAGATAACTAAATGACTTACCGAATCATACAGGGCGATAACCGCCATCAACTCAAAGATTTCCCCGACAACCATTTTGACAGCATAGTGACAGATCCCCCCTATGGCATAGACTTTTTAGGTAAAGCGTGGGATGCCAACACAGGAGCGTTAGAAACTTATCAAGAATGTCTGCGAGTGTTAAAACCCGGCGGACACTTGTTGGCTTTTAGTGCCGCCAGAACCTATCATCATCTTGCCATCACCTTGGAACAGGCAGGCTTTGAGATCAGGGACCAGATCATGTGGATCTACAGTAGTGGCTTTCCCAAGAGTCAGGATGTTGGCAGACAACTACATAAAAAAGAACACGGCAAGCCTGATAAACAACGCTATAGTAAAGATGAAATGACCAAAGAAGGCGACAACTATCGCCATAACACAAATAAGAAACTATATCGTATCTTACCAGATATCAACGGAGATAGATTGGAAAAGAGCCATGAAGGCGAAGGGTATGGTTATATCTTTGAAGAAATCATTGAAGTCAATAATGAATGGAGTGGTTGGGGCACAGCCTTAAAGCCAGCACACGAGCCAATCTGCCTTGCTCGTAAACCTACGAAGTTAAGCACACAACAGAATGTTCAAAAGTATGGCACAGGAGCATTGAATATTGATGCTACTCGTATTCCAGCAACAGATCTTAAAGAAGGCAAAATGGGTACTACGGCACACGACAACTACAACGCAGAAAAGAATGCTGATGAAGGATTGAGATCTGGAGAGCAGTTGCCCTGGATACCCAGCGAGCAAGGTCGCTTCCCCAGCAATGTCATAGGTGAGATCCCAGACTATCAAAAGTATTTCTATAATCCAGAAGTCAGCAGCAAACCAGCACATGAGCCTATTTGTCTCGCTCGCAAGCCAATCAAAGTTGGCAGTGTGGCTAATAATGTCCAAATACATGGCACAGGAGCATTGAATATTGATGCTACGAGAATAGAATGGGATGACGAAGCCAAGGAACGCAATGAAAAAATAAATGCTTCTGGTGGTGTAAAGATTGGTATTGGTATAGAACGCTATGGTAATATTGGTGGTGAAGAACAATCTAATGGCAAAAAGGTAATGTTAAATGAACAAGGACGCTTCCCCAGCAATGTCATAGGCGAAATCGCAGACGGCTACCAAAAGTATTTCTATTGTCCGAAAGTGTCAAGAGCAGAACGGCATATGGGGTTTGAAGATCCTGGACCATTATTTTCAGGAATGAGTCGTGTTGAGGTTAATATGGGGGGACTTACTAATAGTAGCGAAAAAAATAAAAATAATACAAGAGGTGATGTGGAAAAGAAATCTGCCGGCAACAATCACCCCACCGTAAAGCCAGTAGAACTAATGAAGTATCTAATCAAACTCATCACGCCAGCTGGAGGCACGGTGCTTGATCCTTTCTGCGGCAGTGGTAGCACAGGTATGGCTGCTGTGGAACTGGGCTATGCTTTCGTGGGCGTGGAACTGGATGCCCGATACTGCCAGATAGCCAGCAAAAGAATCACTGCTTGGAATGAAAAAGGTGCCGTATTTAGAGAGTTATTTGAATAATTGACACAAAATGGGCTATAGCAACAATTTTTTTGGCTATCTAACCAGTAGACATTGTGCCCGCATAGTGTTATTATTATATACGGGTCTGCCGAATATCGTGTTATTATTCTTATGACGATTCACTACAGCCTTGACTAATTTTCCTGTGCAGTGTAATATACAAATATTGCACAAGCAATAAGAGATAGGAGATCAAGCAATGAGTAAAAGTTTTGATGACATGGTTGACGCAATTAATGAAATTGCCAGTTCAATTAATTCAATTGACAGCACAAAATCTATTAGTTTTGAAGTTGATGATTACAATATGCTGGCGTGGATTGGTGAAAATCTACATGAAATCAGCAACACATTGAAAAAAATAGAAGCAAAGATGTAAGAAAAAATAGCCCTAAAGGGCTATTATTAGAATAAACAGATAAATACACATTGTGCAGGGACATATACTTCGCAGGCCAAAAGTGTTGTATATGTGGTTCTTCTAATGTTGTGATTAATCTTAGAAGCCATACTTGTTCCTTTAACTAATCTCTCTTATCCGATAACCTGCACACACCCCGCGCAATGCGGGGTTTCCATTTGATCAAAAAAACTTGACGCGAGTTGTGAAATAGTGTATAAATAAGTGTAGGACAGCGTGGAGAGACACTGTCCTACTAATCTTTAAGGAACATATCATGTTAAAACTACGATGCTACGCCGTAGCACAACAGCCACAGATTACTCGGCGAGGACGGGGCAAACTGGATGGTTGGAATGAACCACTACAGACCATTTACTTAAAACGCAACAGCTTTCAACGACTGGATGCCGCAACTTATAGAACTATATTAGAACATCAATTGGTATTTTTTGCCAGATTAAATGAAGCCATAGAACAAGAACAGCAATGGTTTATTGATCATGGCTATGACCGATTACCAAAAATCCACAATGATCCCAGAGCATATACCATGGAAGAAATAATCACTGACATATTCAGTCATTATGAAAATAGTCATGATCCCTGTTTGAGTATGATTCTTAGACAGAATTATCTTGCAGACAGACTGGCACAAGAACTTGATGCAGACCAACTTAAACAGCAGTATAGTATTGAATTGGACATACAAAATATCATGATTCCCGAACTGGCTCGTTATCGTAGACATAATTTGATTGGCCAAAATACATTCTCAACGCAGGCCAGTCAAGCAGTATTTAAGAACTTGTTTGAGAGGTCCTGAGCCAATGAAAACCGCAGAGCAGATACTAAATGAAATAAAAAACAGAAGCCAGGCAGAGACTTATATTAATATTAATATTAAAGATATAAAAAGAAATAAGAAAGAAGAAAAGGAGGTTTCTGCCTTAAGCCCTGAAGGGCAACCAGGCAGTGGGGAAACCTGTGAGTCCCAGGGGCTCTGCGAGCCCAATCTGGGACATCACTTTTTGCCTACGGCAACTTCGTCAACGGCACCTCAGGTGGCTGACGCAGTCCGCACGGGTTCCGAATTAAGCATTCACTATGCCAAAATAACCACACGCCGAAATCGGCGCACGGGTAGCCTGCGTAAAAAGATTAATTTTGATTTCGTTAAATCAGGCAGTAATAACATAAACAAACTGACATTTAATACCACACCCAAATCCTGGGAATGGCGAAGAGATCTTAAGCGAGATTATGAACTGAAAAAGCTAACAGCACAGGACTGGGCATGGTATCAGAGAATAATGGCAGAATTTGAAATAGTTAAGCAACAGCATAACACGGCCACTATAGGTAAAGGCAACCTGCGAGGAACTAAAACTACCGGTAGTCAGCCAGTTAGGCGAACGGCATGTATATACACTACAACCGAAGCCATAGTCTATATACAGGACTGGGAATATATATTTGAGCTAGAAATAATACCCCAGGGCCCGGCAGAACGATATTATGATAGTTGGGCAGAATATTGGAATGACACCACATCAGGCGAATATATAGATCCCATATGGGTATAGGTATGACTTGAGACATTCAAATCCTACCCTGTGTAAATGCTGCTAAATATATGATACACATATGTGAGACTTTATGGCACAAATAAAAAGCAGTTACAGTCAAGTCCGTATACCATTTGCAAAGATGTCATGGACACCCGATGTTCCCGCAACAGCACTTCAACCTAACGAATATAACCTGGGAGCCAATGTAGAAACAGATACACGAGGCATTCGCAGTGTATTTGGTGATCAAGAAATACTAAGTCAGATCACTGGCACACCTGTTTTTATCACTGGTGGTTATCGTGAAGATGGTGACTTTTATTACATTGTTGCCGCAGTGGAAAACACCACGGAAGGACGCTGGTATCAGATAGCCGCAGATGGCACACAAACAAATATAACACCTGGATACAGTGTCAGTGCCACAGCATATCTCGCAGGCTATAGCACAGATGTCAACATAACAGAAGCCTGGAACGGCACTACCTTGGTCTTAAATGATGCTATAAATCCTCCCATGTTTTTAGATGGTGCCAGTGTAGAACTGGAAATGTATAAGAATAATGCCACTATGAATGTGGGTGAGATGTATTTCATTAACAGTGTCAATATAGCCATAGGATTTACAGAACCCATTAATGTGCAGTATCAAAACGGCGAACGCCTTGTAGTCAGCAATGTATTGAACCCCACAGTCTGGAACAACACTTATACAGCCATCAATCAGCCAAGTTACAGCATAGTAGAAGTCAATGATACCGCACAGGGTGTAGGTGCATGGTATGGCACAGGATCGGTCACAGCAGGTGTATTAACTGTAACTTCTACTGTGTCTGGCGCATTATATGTAGGGCTAACAATTATGGGTGATGATCCTGCTTGGCCCAATCCTTTTACATCCACAGTAACGGTAGACGCTGACCTGGGCGGCGGACAGTGGCAGTTAAGTGATGTTTCAGTGACTACAACTATTAATCCCGACAGCATGGTGGCATATGAAGCCTGGGTCAGTGGCGGCACAGTGCGGCCAGAGTATCAGTGGAACTATAACATAAACTGGGTGGCCCTGACGGCAGGATTTGTTCGTGCATTCCAAAGTCCCAATGTGGGAACTATCCTTATAGCAGGCAATCTCACTGCCACAGATGTCAATACTAATACCTTAAAATATCCTACAACAGTGCGCTGGAGTCAGAACTTTGGACTTAATGATGTGCCCACTACTTGGGATGTTACAATAACTAATGTTGCCAACGAACTTGAAGTTCCAGTGCGTGGACCTGTATTAGATGGCTTTCCCTGTAACGGTAACTTCTTTGTGTCCAGTTATTGGGACACTGTGATCTTTAGTCCCATAGCATATCAGACTACGCAAGTGCCTATACTGGGCGTTAGACTGTTTAATCAGGGTCGTGGCTTACTGCAAAGCAATTGCTGGGCTAATGCTGATGATACTGTATACGGTGTAGATGCCAGAGACTTTTGGGTATTTGATGGACAACAGTTTAGATCGCTGGGCAATCAGCGTGTTAAAAATTATTTCTTTAAGAATCTCAAGCCCGCTTATGTTAATAAAGTATTTGTGCAAATGAATACGCAAAAGAACCAAGCAGAGTTTTACTATCCCGATGGTTATAGTAATGGCTTTGCTAATAAGATGATCAGTTATAGATTTGACTTTGACTGTTTTAATCCTCCCAGAACTGTGCCCGAAGCCATCATGGCCTGTGAAGCACCTATATTGCGAGACAGCACTCCAGACTATTTTGACTATGGCAGTCGCTGTGTGGCATTTGTCAGGGCCGCGGCAAATAGCAAAATCATACAAAAAGATCAGGGATACAGTTGGGCCAACGGTGATCCCATTCAATCGCAGTTTATACGCCGAGCCATACACTTAAGTAAAGATTATAGCACAAAAGCCATGGTGCATCGCATATTACCTGAGGTAAACAATATTGATCCATATGGTTTAGAAACAGGCAGTAGCAGCACAATATCGGTCATAGTGGGCGGCAGCAACAGTGCTGGTGCTCCAGAATCATTTAAGCCCACAGTCATCATGGATATAGGCACCAACAATCCCTGGGCACAGATAGATCAAAATGCTTATAGACTGCAGAGTTTTGGTCTTGAACATAGCAGCACCACAGTGGGTTGGATCTGTAGCGCAGTTAACTGGCAGTTTACAGAAATTGAGGATGACAGATAATGCCTAATTTTGCAGTCACTGGCAAGGACACATTAGACAGCATAAACTATTTGCTGGCAGGTCCGCAGACGGTGGGACAAGCCAGTCAGGGCTATTGGAACTTTAGTGGCGGATACTTTAACTGGCAAAATGCCTTACCACCATATATACAAGACACGGCGCCACCTGGCCCAATACCTGATGGTAAATATTTTTATACTCCCGCCCAAGTATTTGTCAATACTACCAGTGCCACAGACAGCGTGTTGGTTACTGCACAACTGCGTCCGTTTATATCTGCTGATCCCATGGTGGGAGCACCCTGGGAATTTTATTTGAGCATAGACATATATCGTTACTTGGTATATGAAAACACCAATGTCAGTAAATTCTTTAACTATGAACTGATAGCACAGGACAATAATTATTTTAATGACACCATGTCGCCCAACATGTTGGCAGGCAATGAAAGCATAGGTGAGTCAGTATTTTGTAGCATAGTAGATAAACCTGGAGTGGGACGCTGGTGCTATAGCATGGAACTAAACTATTCAATATACAGTGGATCACCTGTATTAGATTGGGTATACGGTGAAAACATAGGAATAACAGCCACGGTGATTAAAGTATGATTTGGACATTATATAACGCAAAAACAGGTGCTATAACAGGCACTACAACAGATGCCATAAGAGCAGGCAGTGAACCCAGTGTTAGTGGTAACTATGATGGTGAACATTATTATGTGCGACAGCGTCGTGCAGTGCGTAAACCACCACGCCCTCGTGCGCCTGAATATATGCGATATGTTTTTAATTATACAACATATGTCTGGGAACTTGACACGGCAGCAACAGCGCAGGCAGCAAGACTACAACGCAATGAAATGTTTAAATATGTGGATAAGATCAGTCCTGTATGGTATGCGTCAATGTCAGCACAACAACGCCTTGATGCACAAGCATATAGACAAGCACTGTTAGACATAACGCATCAAAGTGATTTCCCATTAAATATACAGTGGCCACGAGTGCCAGACTTTTTAAGAGCATAACATGGCACTACCAGGAGTATTACCAGAAGGCTGGGACACTTACAGTCCATATGAAAAAATAG